CAGCCTGCCCGAGCACCTGCGGCCGCTGAAGACCGAGACCGTCGCCGACGACAAGGGCCTGCGCTACCTGCGCGCCAACGAGCCCGACATCTGGCGCGCGCTGGCGCCGGCGGTCGAAGTCAAGCCAGCCAAGCCCGGCGTCGTCGTCAAGGAGGCGTGATGGCCGTGCGCCTGACCACCACGCGCCAGGCCGCGCGCGACTCCGGGATCAAGGTGCTCACGCACGGGCCCGCCGGCGCCGGCAAGACCACGCTCGCCGCCACCACGGGCGAGCCCACGGTCATCATCAGCGCCGAGGCCGGCCTGCTGTCGCTGCGCGCGCACGACATCCCGGTGATCGAGGTCTCCTCGATCCAGGACGTGCAGGACGCCTACACGTTCCTCATCTCCTCGGCTGATGCCGAGCCGTTCCGCTGGGTCTGCCTCGACAGCATCTCGGAGATCGCCGAGGTCTGCCTGGCAGCCGAGAAGGGCCGCACCAAGGATCCGCGGCAGGCCTACGGGGCGCTGGCCGACCAGATGTGGGCGCTGATCCGCGCCTTCCGCGATCTGCCCGGCCGCAACGTGTACTTCAGCTGCAAGCAGGAGCGGGTCACCGACTCCAACGGCGCGACGCTGTACTGCCCGGCCATGCCGGGCCAGCGGCTGGGCCAGGGCATCAGCTACTTCTTCGACGAGGTCTTCGCCCTGCGCGTCGAGAAGGACGCCGAGGGCAACGTCACGCGCTGGCTGCAGACCGGGCGCGACTTCACCCACGAAGCCAAGGACCGTTCCGGCGCGCTCGAGCTGTTCGAGCCGCCCAACCTCGCGGCCATCGCCGCCAAGATCCACACCACCACCCAGGAGCAGTGACCATGCCGCAATTCATTTTCGACGCCACCAACATCGAACCCGCCCAGGCCTTCACGCCGATTCCGGCCGGCACCTACGTCGCGCAGATCGTCGAGTCCGAAGTCAAGCCCACCCGCGCCGGCGACGGCACGTACCTGCAGCTCACCTGGCAGGTGCTCGAGGGCCCGTGCGCCGGCCGCAAGGTCTTCGGCCGCATCAACAACCGCAACCCCAACGCGCAAGCCGAGCAGATCGGCCAGAAGGAGCTGTCGGCGCTGTGCCATGCCGCCGGCATCCTGAAGATCACCGACACGCAGCAGCTGCACGGCCGCCCGCTGCGCATTCGGGTGGCGGTGCGCAAGGACCCGACCGGCCAGTACCAGGACAACAACGAGGTCAAGGGCTACGAGGCATTGGCCAGTGCTGCGCCGTTGGTGCAGCCCGCTGCCGTGCCGCCGGCGATGCCGGCCCAGCCTCCGGCCGCCCGCGCCGCCGAGGCGCCCCCCTGGGCTGCCGCGCGCCGGTAATCCATGGCCGCGATTCCCGAGCCCATTCACGCGACCGTGCCGCGCATCTACGCGTGGCGCGAGTCGCGCGAGGCCGCCTCCGAGCCGCGCCAGTATCTGGGCGCCTCGGAGATCGGCCGGCCCTGCGAGCGCGAGCTGTGGCAGGGCTTTCGCTGGGTGCGCCGGGCCCGCTGGGACGGCCGCATGCTGCGCCTGTTCGACACCGGCCATCGCGAGGAGCCGCGGCTGAAGGAAGAGCTGCGCGCGATCGGCGTCACCGTCAGCGACGTCGACGAGCAGGGCCAACCGTGGGCCGTGCAGGCGCACGGCGGGCACTTCCGCGGCCATCTTGACGCCGCTGTCTGGGCCGTGCCCGAGGCGCCCGGCGCCTGGCACGTGGCCGAGTTCAAGACCCACAACCGCAAGAGCTTCGACGAGCTGGTGCGCCAGGGCGTCGAGCGCGCCAAGCCCGAGCACGCCGCGCAGATGCAGGTCTACATGGCGCTGACCGGCATGAAGCGCGCCGTCTACCTGGCCGTGTGCAAGGACGACGACCGCCTGCACATGGAGCGGCTGCACGCCGACCCGCAGGCCGCGCAGGCGCTGCTCGAGCGCGCCGAGCGGATCATCTTCTCCGCCGAGCCGCCGCCGCGCCTGAGCGCCGATCCGGCGCACTGGCAGTGCAAGGGCTGCCGCTTCTGGGAAGACTGCCACGGCGCGGGCGCCCCGGCGCCCACCTGCAGGTCGTGCGCGCACGCCACGCCGGAGCGCGACGGCACCTGGTCTTGCGCGCGGCATGGCCACCGCGCCATGCCGGCGGCGCAACAGCGCGCCGGTTGCGCCTCGCACCGCGTGATCCCGGTGCTGCTCGCCGGCTGGGCCGAGCCGGTGGACGCCGACCACGGAGCGAACTGGGTCCGCTACCGCACAGGCGGCGAGCGCCCGGTCGAGTTCGTCAACAGCGACCGCCGGCAGCCCGGGCACTACAGCAGCGCCGAGCTGCACGCCCTGCAGGACAAGCGGCTGCTCTGTGACGCCGGGCTCGAATCCCTGCGCGCCGAACTGGGCGCCGAGGTCGTCGGCTGATGGAACTGCGCCCGTATCAGCTGCGCGTTATCGACAGCCTGTGGAGCTGGTTCGGGCGCAACGACACCGGCCACCCGCTGGTCGAGGCGGCCGTCGGCTCCGGCAAGAGCGTGATGATCGCCGCCCTGGCCCGCCGCGCGCTGAGCGAGTACCCGGGCACGCGGCTGCTGATGGTCGTCGCCAGCCGCGAGCTGTGCGGGCAGAACCTCGACAAGCTGCTGCGCGTGTGGCCAGAGGCGCCGGCCGGCGTGCACAGCGCCGGCCTGGGGCGCAAGGACATCGGCCATGATGTGCTGTTCGCCACCATCGGCAGCGTGTTCCGCAAGGCGCACCTGCTGGGCCGGGTCGACCTGCTGCTGGTCGACGAGTGCCACAACATCAACCCGGCGCAGCAGGGCATGTATCGCCAGCTGATCGGCGAGCTGGCCCGCTACAACCCGGCGATGCGGGTGATCGGCTGGACCGGCACCGCCTACCGCGGCGACGGCATCTGGCTCACCGACGCCGTCGAGCCGCTGTTTACCGACGTGGCCGCCCGCGTGCCGATGCGCGAGCTGCTCGACGCCGGTTACCTGGCGCCGCTGGTGACCGCGCCGGTCGAGCAGATCCTGCACGCCGACGGCGTGCGCATGAGCGGCGGCGACTATGTTGTCTCCGCCCTGGCCGAGAAGATCGACCAGGTGGCACTGGTGGAGGCCTGCGCCGGCGAGATCGTTCGCCTGGGCGCCGGGCGCCGGCGCTGGCTCGTCTACGGCGTGACTGTCGAGCACGCCAGGCACATCACCGCCGCCCTGCAGGCGCTGGGCGTGCGCTGCGCCCTGCTGCACGCCGGCACGCCCAGCGGCGAGCGCGACGCGATCATCACGCAGTTCCGTGACGGGCACCTGCAGGCGCTGGTCAACGTCGCCGTGCTGACCACCGGCTTCGACGTGCCGGAGGTCGACCTCATCGCCCTGATGCGCAACACCCGCAGCCCTGTGCTGTACGTGCAGATCGCCGGCCGCGGCATGCGCACGGCTGCCGGCAAGACCGATTGCCTGTGGCTCGACTTCACCGATACCACGTCGATCCTCGGCCCGGTGGACCGCGTGCGCGGCCGGGCCCGACCAACCCCGCGGCGCGGCGATGGCGACGCTGCCGCGCCAAGGCGCATCTGCGACGAGTGCGGCGCCTACTCGCCGGCCGCTGCGCTCGTGTGCGTGTGTTGCGGGGCGCAGTTCCCGGTCGTCGAGAACCCACGTCATCGCGACCGCGTCTCGCTGGCCGACGTGCTGAGCCGGCCGGCCGCGGAGCCGGCGACCTACGACGTGACGGACGTGCACTACGCCAGGCACGAGAAGCCGGGCTCGCCGCCGTCGCTGCGAGTGGAGTACTGGTCAGGCCTGCGTCGCGTGGCCAGCGAGTGGATCTGCATCGAGCACACCGGCTGGGCGCGCGAGAAGGCGCTTGGCTGGTGGGCCCGCAGAAGCGGCGGCAGCTCGCCGCCGCGCCTGGTGAACGAGGCGCTCGACGCCGCCGGCGTCCTGCGCAGGCCGGCCCGAATCGTGGTCAACGAATCCGGCCGCTGGCCGGAAATTGTGAGGGTGCACTGGGATGACGAGAACCGAACACGAGATGAGGGTCACGGCCGTCAGGAACTGGCTGCGTGACCTGGAGCGGATCGAAGTGAAATGTCGCACTTGCCAGCACTTCGGCGACGGCAAGACCTGCAACCGGTTCGATGCTATTCCGCCGGCGGAGGTGCAAGCCGCCGGCTGCGAAGAATGGGTTTACGACGAGGTGCCTTTCTAATGCCAGACAAGCGCTACTGCCTGACCCCATTCGGCGCGATCGGCGCAGAGGCCTGCAATCAGTTGATCCTGCAGATGGTCAAGACCGGCTGGAACGGCATCGTGCTCGAGGATGGACAGCTGCGCTTCGTGAACCTTGAACTGGACGACGAGAAATGACCACGAACACCGCCCCATACACCCCGCGCCCCGGCAGCAAGGCAGAAGCCGCCTTTGTGGCGCTTACCGAATCTCCATGGCTTAGCCGCCTGGCGCTGGCCAATGCAATCGACACGCCGATCACGAGCCTCGATGCCAACTTGAAATCTGCTGTCGAACACGGCGCGCTGCGCAAGGTCGCGCATGACGGCGTTGCCGGTTACATGCTTGCCGGCGACACCGCGCCGCCGGACGACGACGCTCCGGCGCCGAAGAAGGCGCTCCAACAACCGCGCCGCAAGCCGCTGCGCAAAGCTGCTCCCGCGGTGCGCGCGCAGCAGCCGAAGCCCGCCAAGGCCAACGGCCACGAGGCCGCACCGGCAGAGGATGACGACGGCATCATCGCCGTGCTCGAGGACGGCCGCGTGGCGGTCTTCGCCGGCGACTCGGTTGCGCACATGCTGGCGCCGCGCATGGTCAGGCGGATCATCGACCTGGTGCAGCGGTTGTCGGTGAAGCCGTGACCGACACCCTCGACGTCAAGGGCGCCGCCGCGCTGCTCTACCAGCACGAGCACACCATCGAGAAGATGGCGCGCGGCGGCATACTGCCCGGCCACCGCGTCAACCGGCGCTGGGTGTTTCTGCGCGCCGAGCTGCTCGACTGGCTGCGCGATCAACCCGCGAGGAGCGAGACATGTCCCTCTACAAGCGTGGCCGCATCTGGTGGGTCAAGCTCACCGGCCGCGGCGCGCCGGCGCTTAGAGAAAGCACTGGCACGGCCGACCTCGACGCCGCGCAGGAATACCACGACCGCCGCGCCGCCGAACTCTGGCGCATCCGACGGTTCGGCGAGCGTCCGCGAACTGCACTCGCGGATGCGGCTGCCGACTGGTTAGAGAACCACGCCCGGCACAAGCGCAGCTTCGCCGACGACCAGCTGCGCCTGTCCGCGCTGCTGCCCTGGCTGCCGGCGTACCTGGACGAACTGACCACGCCGGCGATGACCCGGATCCGCGACCGGCTGCGGGCCGAGCGGGATGCGCTTCAAGAGGATGCGGAGCGGTACAGGTGGCTGCTATTGAATGCCGTGCATGAGAAACCGCTAGGTGACAAGTACGTCGAGTTCCACTGCGATTTTGAAACATGGAACGACATAAGCGCGGCTATTGACGCAGCGAGGAAATCATGACCCCAGAACAACGAATGATGTTCAAACGCCTTGTCGAGTACGCGCACAAGCTCGCCATGAATGGCAACGGCCAGATTGCACAGGACATTCGGCTCGCGCTCAACGATGCTGCGCGGTACTGGCACCTGCGCGACCGCAGCGCACCGGAGGACTGCAAGTTCTTCTTGGCGACGAACGAACTGAGAGCGGCCAACTACAAAGACCCCGCATTCATCGACCGGCAGATCGACACTGACCGGGCCAACATGGAGGCGCGCGACCGCGCGACGAGGG